CACCGCAGATGGGTGAGATTGATGAGGCAAATCAGAAGGGATTCATAAGTGGTCCGGCAACGGCCGTATCCAAGGTAGCGTCCGCCTTAAAGGACGTCCCGGTGATAGGTCCGTTTGCGAAAGCAACAGAAACGGCCGCTAATATTGTCGGGTCAGTCGCGAAATTGTTCGGGTTTTCGCGACCGAGTGTGACCAAAAATCCTGAACCGTATCGGCCGACTATATGTAGTTCGTTGGCCTGTACGACAACTCCAGAAACAGCGTTGAACCTAACTGTCGATGACAAGCAAGAATTGTCGATTGATACTCGCATCGCGGGTCTGGATGGGACGGACCAGATGAGTATCCTGAATATTGCAACGAAAGAAGCTTACTTAGGATCATTTAACTGGACAACGTCCAACGCGAGTGGTAGCTTACTGTGGAATATGCGTATCTCCCCAATGATGTGGAGAGAAGACGCATCCGGCGGCCACTACCTCCTCCCTTGTTGTTTTGCAGCACTTCCGTTTCAGTTTTGGACTGGAACGATGCGCATACGATTTCAGATCGTAAGCTCTGCATATCACAAGGGCCGCATTAAGTTGCAATATGATCCTAACATGTTCTTGACGGACGAATACAACACGAATTATGTGAGGATTGTGGATATTGCATCTGAAACAGACTTTACGGTTGAGATAGCGAATTCTCAAAACAAGAGCCTGTTGTCGCATGCCTATCCGGGTGTGACTTCAGCAGGTAATATGTATGGGACACTACCATTGTTTTCGAGCGACGAAGACAATGGTCTTCTTCGCGTGAGCGTGGTGAATCGCCTCACCACGCCATCACCGTCAGGCAATGACTTGAGGGTCAATGTCTTTGTTTCAGCGGGAGATGACTTTGAAACTTTCGTGCCTGAAGGTTTCTTCCAGAACTTTGTGTTTGAATCACAAATGGGATTTGAAAGTCAATCAGGAACAACACCAGACAGCCATGCAACGGCTGAACTCGACTCGCAACAGCATAGGAATGTCTATAAGCTTGGGATCGCCCCCAAGCACTCCGAACACCTTAATTGTGTGTACGCCGGAGAATCTATAGCTTCCTTCCGAACCTTGCTCAAAAGATACAACAAGTGGCTAACACTTGGGCAGCAGAATAACTCACTATCAGCGAGATTTTCTGTCATGCCATATTATAGAGGAGCGGTTCCAGGCGCTGTTGATAACTCATCGACAACCCCGTATAACTATTGCAACACAGTGCTTCTGCATTGGGTTAAAACGGCTTTTTCGGGATGGAGAGGATCTATAAGGTATAAGCTTATACCGCGAGGCGGGTCTTATGACAGTGACTACATATCGGTGGAGCGATATCCCTTGAGTGTCAGTGGAACCAAGTACCAATGGTCCGACACAAATATCGCGCCGATCACTGGCAAAAACGCAATAAGACGGAGCGGCGTAAACTCGTACGACCGATATGGCGATCCCGTCGCACTGGAACACCCTAGGACAGGTGTACCAGGACAAGCCTTAACAGTTGGAAAGATAAATGGATGTTTGGAAGTAGAAATTCCTTATTATTCTAACTACCGTTTCACACCGGGTAAAACCATCAATGAGACAGGGCTTGTCATTTTCGAGTCAGGCTGGTCGCTGCAAACATATCGTCCCTCCCTTTCGGGAGGTGAATATTACGATGTGCACGTAGCGGCCGGGGAAGATTTTCAGACGTACTTCTTCACAGAATTGCCTCCTGTGTATTATGAAGGATCTATCCCCCCCTCCGTGTAGGGTGCCTATTTTTATACCAGTTTTTAGGAAAACTGTACCATACTGTGGCCGTATGGGAGCGTCATACAAATGACGTGATTGGCCGCGCCGAATGATTATGAAGATTCTGGAATTTTCCTACGGCGAGGCCGAGGTTTTAAGGAGTCACATTTTCAATAGCGCGG